GGTCAGACGGATACAAATGTCTCAGCAACGGGAACATTTGTACAATCACACACCTACGCATCAAGCGGAAGCTATACGGTTAAAGTTACGCTAAACAGTGGTGATTTTAGGCCGCGCTTTGATTACGGAACAGGCAGTTCAAACACAGAAGTCGTATCTCTTGGCGCCACGCCGCCGGGGTGGTCCTTTGGTACAAACCTTAGCCAGGCATTTTATGCTTTATTTTCGCTGTCTTCGGTGTCGGCGAACATGGATACCTCAGCAGTTACGAATTATTTTAGTACTTGGCTTTATTGCACAAACCTTGCCAGCTTTCCTTTGCTAGATACATCTGGAGGCACTTCATTTATTGGCACTTGGCAAAATTGCACAAGTCTTACCAGTTTTCCGCTGATTACTACGTCTAGTGGAACTGATTTTACGGGCGCTTGGCAAAATTGCACAGGGCTTACCAGCTTTCCCTTGATTGATGTATCTAGTGGCACGAATTTTACTACTACCTGGCGCAACTGCACAAGTCTCACCGGTTTCCCGTTGCTTGATACATCCAGTGGAACCACCTTTGCAAGCGCTTGGCGCGACTGCTCAGGTCTTACCAGTTTCCCGTTGCTTGATGTATCTAGCGGAACCAGTTTTGCTGGTACTTGGCAAGGCTGCTCAGGGCTTACGAGCTTTCCCGCGCTTAATATGTCAAGCGCAACTGCCGTAAACGCAGCTTGGTTTAGCTGTACAGGACTAACAAGCTTTCCACTTTTGGGGGCAAACAGCGCTACTACCTTTTCTTTTGCTTGGTATGGCTGTACAAGCCTAGTGAGCTTCCCTGCTAGTTTCTTTGATAACTGGACCGCAACACCGGGTGCTAGCTGTTTTTATTTTGCTTGGTCTGGCTGTACTTCGCTGTCTGCTACGAGCGTAGAGAATATCCTCAACAGCATCGCCACATCCGGCAGATCTGCGCCCAGCAGCGGCAACAAAGAGATTACCATCGACTACAACGCCAGTAGCGGCACGCCAAGCATCAGCTCAGCAGTAAGCACTCTCAAGTCTCGCGGCTGGATCATCGTCCTCAACGGCGTGACGCAGTAGATCAAGTAACGGGCGCTAAGCTGTACCCGTAGCCATTGCTGCCATGATCGAAGTCATATTGGGCTTTCTACCGGGAAAACCTTCGTATGGTCTCAGAACAACCTGGTTCCCCCTGGAATGTCTAGTGGCCTCCACAACCCTCTTCAGTAAGTTGACAAATCAAGCATAAAAACACACTACGCCGGAGACGCGTTAAAATAAAAATAGATGTGGACTTTTAGTGGCAACCCAAGTACAATTTAGGCGCGGTACAACAGGAGAAACTGCTGTATTTATTGGTGCAGTTGGTGAAGTTACTGTTGATACTGATATTAATACCGTTGTCGTTCACGACGGATCTACAGCAGGTGGCTTCTCCTTAGCTCGTAATGACGGCACCAACCTTGAGTTATCACCAGGTAGCCTCAGCAGTTGTGCTCTCCGCTTTGCCAGTGATGCCAATACAGGTATCATCCGGACAGGTCCAGATACCATGTCCCTTGTAACTGGTGGGGTTGCGCGAGTTACAATAGATTCATCGGGTACATCAACTGTTACTGGTAACCTTATTGTGACCGGCAGTATTACTGCTCAAAGCGGTCTCATTCAAGGCGACGTAATTCCTCTGATTCTGGCTTTAAGTTGATATGGCAAACACTTTCAAGCACGCCACCAAATCAGATGTTGTTACGGATGCTGTTAGTAACGCTACGACTAATATCTTTACGGCAGCTGGCGGCAGCACAAACATTGTATTAAGTGTTTATGCTGCCAACAAAACAGCTTCTAGCGTTACTGTTGATCTCTATTTAGTAACGACAACAGGAGATGATGTTTATCTTCTCCGTAATGCACCAGTGCCTGCTGGCTCCTCTTTAGAGTTGACAGGTGGAACAAAAATTATCATTGAAGCATTTGATATTTTAAGGGCACGCTGCAATACTGCTACAGCAGTTGATCTTTGTGTAAGCTATCTTGAGCAAACGTAAAGATGGGACTTACACAGAATTTAGATATTGTTGAGCTGCGTGCTGAGATCGCAGAATTAAAGAGGCGTGTTTCTCACTTTGAAGAACTACTTGCTTCTCAATCAGATTTAATTCTTGAACTACCCGACGATAGCTGGGATGTAGTACGCAAAAAACGTGACTTCTTGTTGATGTCTACTGATTGGACAGCTGTTAATGGCTGTACCGTAGACACCTTGGAGTGGACTAAGTACCGTCAAATTCTACGGGATTTACCGCAAACTTTTGCTAATGTAGAACCAAACCAAGTTGTTTGGCCCCAGCAACCATCTAAATTAGCTAAGAGGTAAAGACAGTGCCTTATATTGGTAACGATCTTCAGGTTGCTTTTCCAAGCTATACGCTGATTGATGATATCAGCGGTAGCTTTGATGGTGTTCAAGATACCTTTGCGCTTACTGTATTGGGTTCAGCTCCAGTACCGTTTCCGGTTAATGCGCAACAGTGTTTAATCTCAGTTAACGGTGTTGTACAGGAACCAGATCCAAGCGGTACAAACGGATTTCTTTTAAGTGGAACTGACATTGTTTTTGCTTCTCCTCCCACCGGAGGTTGGAGTTTCTTTGGCGTTATTCTTGCTGGTGCTGATTACGTAACAGCAGGCAGCCTTTACCCTGACAATACTGCTGCGGCCCCTAGTATCACGTTCATTAACGACACTGATACTGGATTTTACCGTAACGCTACCAATGAAATCGGTTTAGCAAGTGCTGGTGCTGCTGTGGGAGCCATTACGACCAGTGGCCTGCGCATCCATAGCACCATTGGTATTGGCGCTAGTTCTGAGTACAAGTTATGGCGGACTGGTGGCACTAACTACATTGATCTCAGCTCTGGTGATTTAATTTTCCGTGATGGCACCACAACACGTTTTACTTTCTCACGTACTACAGGCAACTTAACAGTTACAGGAAACGTAAATGTTGGCGGTAGTGTTACCGACAGTAAAGGAGAAGTTCGTACAATCCCTCAGAACGCCAAAACAAGTTCTTATATTCTGGTTGCAGCTGATTCTGGCAAGCACATCAGCATTACAACAGGCGGTATTACTGTTCCTTCAGGTATTTTTTCCGCTGGTGATGCAATCAGCATTTATAATAATTCAGGCTCCAGCCAGACAATCACCCAAGGTAGTGGTACAACGTTGCGACTGAGTGGTACTGCTACAACAGGAAATCGCACCCTTCTTCAGTATGGTTTATGTACAGTATTGTGCGTAGCCAGTAATGTTTTTGTTGTATCTGGTAGCGGTTTAACCTGATGACAATCCAACAATTAACGTTTGGTGGCCGCAGCTACGACGTTGAATTTGTTGTCCTTGCCGGTGGTGGCGGTGGTGGCTGTGCAGATATTGGTGACCACGGCGCTGGTGGTGGCGGTGCTGGTGGCTGTACTGACTTAGCTTCTTATACCGTTACCGCAGGTACTTCCTACACCGTAACCATTGGTGCTGGCGGCGCAGGTTCGACTAATAGTTCAATACGTGGCACTGCTGGAGCTAATTCAAGCGTATTTGGTACAACTGCAATTGGAGGTGGCGGCGGAGGAAGCCGTATTTCCCTAGGTGAAGGCGGCAGTGGAGGTTCAGGTGGTGGCGGTGCGCGTAACCCCCCTGTAAACCTTCCAGGTGGTAGCGGTACACCAGGACAAGGTAATGACGGTAGCGGCCCGACTTCAGGTTGTTTTGCTGGTAGTGGCGGTGGTAAAGGATCTGTTGGTACAACTAGTACTGGTGGTTCAGGATTAGATCTCAATAGCACATTTGGTTTAGGCGGTACGTACTTTGTTGCAGGTGGTGGTGGCGCTGGTGGATGTGACAGTTTTAGTGCACCAGGCGGATCAGGTGTAGGCGGAAACGGTGCTCTAGGATTGCCTCCTACTACTGCACAAGATGGCTCTGTTAATCGTGGTTCAGGCGGCGGCGGCGGTGCCTATAGGCTTAGCGGTGGCTCCACATCAACGCTAAATGGCGGCGATGGTTCAGGTGGACAGGTGTTTATTAGGTATCGCGTTGCATCAGGATTAGTTGCAAGTGGTGGCACTAAAACTGTTTATACTGTTGGGGGTGTGGATTATTGGGTCCATACTTTTACTTCGACTTCAACATTTGTTGTAAGCTGATGGCACACTTTGCAGAGCTAGATGAGAATAACGTTGTTCAACGTGTTCTTGTAGTTGCCAATGAGATCTTGCTCCAGGATGGAGTAGAGCGAGAAGATAAAGGAATTCAATATCTCAAAAGCTTGTTTGGTGTTGAAACTAATTGGAAACAAACAAGTTATAACAACAATTTCCGAAAACATTTTGCTGGTGTTGGATTTACTTATGATCTCGCCAGAGATGCTTTCATTCCTCCAAATTATTTCAGTAGCTGGATTCTTGATCCAGTTACATTGACTTGGAATTCACCTATTTCTTATCCTCAAGATGGGCATGAGTACGCATGGGATGAGGACACGGTTTCGTGGATTAGAGTAGACGAATGTGATACATGTAATGTGTAGTGACTAACTGGCTTTGGCGATCAATTGTTGGTTGCGCTTCAGCTATTGTTTTAGTTTCTGTCATTCAGTGGGGAGCTTGTAGGTTTTATGTGCTCCCTGCGGTATGGCCTTGGTATGCAAAATACGTTGGCACCCCAGAGAGTGAAAAAATCGACCCAGCTCCTATGGGCTGTACTGATGTAGATACCCGAACTATTACGGTAATGATGGGAGTATTGACAACACTGATTAGTTTATCTCGTAACGCTGAATAGAGAAGAAGGTAAACTAGAAGCAGTAGTAGCACTGCTGTGAAAATTTCTAAAGCTGGTTTAGATCTCATTAAAACCTTTGAAGGGTTAGAACTCACTGCCTATAAGTGTCCTGCAGGAGTCTGGACCATTGGCTGGGGACATACTGGTGATGATGTGACGCCAGATAAAACCATCACTGAAGAGAAAGCAGAGCAGCTACTTCTTGGTGATTTGAAAAGATTTGAAGATGCAGTCAACATTCATATCACTGTTCCTCTAAATCAACCTCAGTTTGATGCTCTTGTATCCTTTACTCATAACTGTGGGATAGGTGCACTTAAAGAATCGACCTTAAGGAAGCGTCTTAATAAAGGAGAAGATCCTAATAAAGTGGCTCAAGAAGAGTTACCTAAGTGGGTTAAGGCCGGTGATAAAACACTACCTGGTTTAGTTGCACGTCGTAAGAAAGAAGTCGAATTGTTTATCTCTGGTAAAGAAATTAAACCCAAGCAAAAGATTACTATTACCTCAAGTCGTTCAACCGCCCTAAAGAAAGAACCGGTTGACAGTACAAAACTAGAGCGTGATCAAAAAGTAATCATTAAAGGCAACCGAACCTATCGTGATGTTGAAGTTCTACAAAAGAAAAATGGTCACACGCAGATTAACCTCCCCTGGGGTGCAGGTGTTTGGTGGGTCTTTGATCAGCATTGGTCTGGTCTTGGTGGTCCACATCCTCAACCCGTAAAGACTCCAGCAGTCTTTTACGATGGTGTTATGCTAGATGTTCCGTACCAGTCGCAACGGGATAACTATCGAGACGCAAGCCGCACCTGCTTCTCCTCCAGCTGTGCGATGGCTGCAATGTACATGAGGCCAGGGTGCATTAAAAATGACAATGAATACATCCAAAAAGTCTTTGCTATTGGAGATACCACTAACCCCAACGTACATGTTAAGGTCTTGAATAGCCTGGGTATTAAAGCTAAATTTAGGCAGGATGGAACACTTCTTTTTCTTAAGAAGAGGCTTGATGCCAACATTCCTGTTCCAATTGGTATCCTCCATAAGGGACCAGGTGGTAATCCCAGTGGTTTTGGGCATTGGATCTGCGCTATCGGCTATCACACTGACCCAGCTAAATACACAGTTCACGATCCCTGGGGCAAACTGGATAACTACACCGGCACCTACGAAAGTACGAACGGTAATGCAGTTGTCTACACCGAATATTTTATGGAAAAACGCTGGACCGTTGAAGGCTCTGGCAGTGGCTGGTGGTTAGATTTGCAGTAGGTATAGTGTCCGTAAATACCCCCTTGTTATGGAAGACATCCTCACTGATCTTGAAAAAGGACTAAGTTCTCAACTCTCCTCCCTTACCGATAGCATCCGTAAAGGAGAAGAACAGCTCATACGTAATAAAGAAGGCTTCTTGAAAGTTCAAGGTGCTCTTGAGATCCTTGCTGTAATTAAGCAACGCCAGGTTGAACTAGAAGATAAGAGCCTTAAAGACGCTCTCAGTACCGCTGGAGTGGACTGATGCTTGGGGAGTTCACGAAAGGACGTTATCGGGCATTGGAGCTGCTTGCAGACCACATCCGTGAGCCATCTCGTGAACTCCGTCTTGATGCCATTGTCTGTGATGTATCAGACGATGACCTCAAGTGGGTACAGGAAAGGGTGCATTACTTCCTTTTGAAACTGCTGGAAGATGCCAACTACGATCCAGCTGACCTGGAAACAGACTTTTTTCTAGAAGAGATTGGTTTAACTGATTAATAGGAGCGGTGGGACTCGAACCCACAAGGTCAAGGACCAGCGGATTTTAAGTCCGCAGCGCATACCAATTCCGCCACGCTCCCGCGCAAGCACAGCTTAACAGGAAGTACAGGTGTGTGCACCCTACGCTGATGTTAGGAATTGTAAATAAAACATGTTTCACAGTGAGAACGATCTCCTGGCGAACCTCATTGTTTTAAGTCCTAAATCAGCAAGGAAGAAGTTTCGGGAATCAATCTTTGAAGCTTGGGAATGGAAGTGTGCTTACTGTGAAAAACAGCTTTGTGATCGCACTGCAACCATAGATCACATTGTTCCTAAGCATAAAGGTGGACACAATACAAGAAATAATTTGGCATGTTGCTGTAACTCTTGCAATAAATCTAAGTCCAGTACTTTACCTTTTGATTGGTTAAAAGAAGGACACCCCTTGTACTCAGAGGAAAGGGTTAGTAGAATTAAGCAGTGGTTAGAACAGAAGCCACAAACAATCTATCTTTCTACCGCTCTTGAATCGGCTATTACAGCATGATGGATGAGAATCCTAATAAAGAATTCTTAGATGATTTTATTGAGCGGAAGCGTCTTCAGCCAGATGAAGTCACGCGCGAAGCGCGTGATGAGCGCTGGCCGTATCCTTTTCCTAAAACAGTTTTAGGCCAGGTCGATCAAACCGTTTCTCCTGAGAAGCTGGGTTACATGTAATGGCAGATCACGCGAAGGCTAAGCGGTTAGCTAAAGAGCACATGAAGTGCAATAAACCGCAGCGCACTCCAGGGCACCCCACCAAGTCACATGTAGTCAAAGCTTGTGAAGGAGGTAAAGAAAAGATTGTACGTTTCGGTCAACAAGGAGTTAAAGGAGCTGGAAAGAATCCAACAACAGAGAAAGATAAAGCGCGTAAAAAGTCATACTATGCTAGACATAACGCCCAAGATCCTAATCCGGATAAGATGTCAGCTCGCTACTGGAGTCACAAAGTTAAGTGGTAAAAATGGCTAAAGTAAAAATGGATCCCAAGTCAGCTTGTTACTGCCATCTGGTGCAGCTGCTGCGTGATACTTCTTATCTGCTGAATCAAACTTATATTGTTCATTGGAATCTGATGGGCAGCAAGTTTTATTCTATCCATAAGCTTACTCAAGAGATCTATGAGGAACTACAGGATGGTTTGGATGTTATTGCAGAACACATCCGCTCTCTTGATATTAGTACTCCACTAAGCGTTGAAGATCTAAACCACTCCATGATTGAAGAAGTTCCAACAAACTGCTTTGATCAAGACGGGATGATTCGTACCCTGGCGGTAAACAATAATACACTTGCAGAATCTTTTAACCTTCTGGCAGAAGAAGCAGAAGCCATGAAAGATCAGTTGACTTTAGACTTAGCTATAGAACGTGGGCGGGCGCACAAAAAGTTTCAGTGGCTGCTCAAATCTAATCTGGGCTAGTTATGTTAACGCTTATCTTGGTTTTTGTTAGCGTCTATTTCGGTATTACTACTCTTAGCAACACTATTCTCCATGGAAACGCCAGACACGAACTCCTTTTTAAATCAGTACGTGAGCGCACGCTTACCTCAAGTCGCTCCCGGTATTTTTGAAGGCGCTGAAGATAAGCCTCATTTCGCTGTTGATCAGCGATACATCCCACCTGGCATCCAAACTGCAATGGCCTAGTAGCCAAAAATTGCAGAGCTGTTAGGATGTAGACACGGATTGGTAAGTTTTTCAATGGATGCCAATGCCTTGGATCTGCCCATGGACAGTGAATTTGCTATCCATGCAGCAGCTCTGGCAATCAAAGACCTTGACCGTGATGAGCTAGAAGAAGCTTTTGTTGATATGCTCCACATGAAAATGATGGATCGACAAATGTTCTTAAGCATTCTCAAGGAACACGGTATTGATGCCGACATCTCATTCCAGTTTCAAACTCAAAACCAAATTAGCTGATAATGGCTACCCGCACTTTCCAAGGAACCCAAGATACTTTCACTGCCAGTGGTGCTGAGATTACCTATCAAGGTGATGCACTGCCTGGTTCTACAGGCGATCTCAGTCAGCGTGCGTTTCTTGTAAACCCTTCTTCTACTGGTAATTTAATTGTTACGTTTGATCGTAGCAATGGTATCAACACTGTTGAGATTTTCCAAGACGACGACTATACTGCAGGTTCTGCTCCTACTGGCTATCAAAAGTTCTTTGATATTGCCAAAGCAGGTCGCGGGAAAGGCGCTGTTGCTGTGACCGTTACAAACGCTAGTAAGAACTATCTGGTTCTGTTAACCACTGATGACGCTTACAGTGAAATCAGTTATAACGGATCAGTGGTTGTTCCCTGAGTCCTGATATGGGGCTCTCTGCCCCTTGTCATTTTTTACTGAGCTGGGATATGAATTGGTACGGCGCTACACACCGTGCAGGATTCATACTGGTTTTGAAGAATACGCATCTTATAAAGTAAATGAGAGAGACGGATTATATGCCATTGGTTATGGAAGCATCCGCTTAAAAGGAAAAGGGATTCTTGCAAACTTAAGAGTAAGTAGAGAAGTTGTTGATCAACAGTTAAGAGAAGATCTAGAATTGTTTGCACAGTATGTAGACGATGTAGTTTACATACCATTAAATGAAAAGAAGAAAGCTGCTGTTCTTAGTTATGCACATAGCATTGGCTTTGTTCAATTCAAAGTATGCAAACTACTTGAATTAATTAATACTGGCGCCAGGCGTTCTGAAATTATACGAGAATGGTCGCCTTTTCTTAGGAAGAATTACCTTAGTAATCCAGGATTAGTCGCCAGGAGAAGAGCAGAACTTGATGTCTTTCTTGATGTTGATAAAGAAGTTTCTCTTTTAGTTGAGCATAAATGTAAGTTAGATCGCTGCCTTCTTAATATTGCTACGACATTTAATGGCTCACCTCAGCAGGTGAAAGCTATTGAATACCTGGAGAAAGAACTACTTAAATACGACCCATCAGGTAAAGTTGTTGATAAATTTTTTACTTTGTGGACGGAGCGTCCGACTTGTATGGGATCGCGGTCTGCTTTCCTTGAAGCTGATCTAAAAGATCTAGAAACTCTAAGATTCGTAAGCAGTCAAATTCCTCTGGAGAAAGAGTTGGAACTCCAGGAGGCTGAGTGGCTTCGTGCTCAGGAAGAGGCTGCATGTATTCAGAAATTTGAAGAGCAGTATAAGAATCAAAGAGAACTTTTATGAGTCAACTTTATCTGTTTCTATTCTGATTAGACGTTCTAAATACCACTGAGCTTTTAATAAATCTTGAACGGTACTACCTTTCGATTCGTACCGCCACAGATACTTGAGCACATTTCCTTTACAGTAACCCCGAAAAGCCTCTGGAGACATCGCTGCTTCCATGGCTTGGATACATTCAATTCCTCCTTTTGTATAATGATCTGGGTGGTTAACCTGGTCGCTCAAGGTAAAACATTAAGTGCTGTCAGAATACTAAGATGACAGTACCTAAGAGTCAATCCTACACTGTTGATAATCGCTATCAGCAGGCTAAAGAAGTCTCAGATAATACAGAAGGACTGGGGTTCCTTCGTAACTATATGCAAGCACGTCGTAGTGCTGGTAGATTCCCAGTAACTCAAGAACGTCGTGGTGATGATCGCTTTATCTTTGCTGGCCAAGGTGGAACCTATCCTGTGGGTGCGCTCCCTTATGAACCACGCGGTTCTGCCGCTATCAGCAATACTGATGGGCGTGTTGGTTTCCGTAATTCCTTTAGGGCTACACCGTCTTAGTTCACATCACCAAGTTTCCAAGCGGTGAAAATGCTTCACGGAATTTATCAAGGTGATTAAAACCAAGCTCTCGTGGCGGCAGAAAAACAAAGAAGCCCCACTTGGGAAAGTTCTCGTAAAGATAAAACTTTTTACCGTGCACTAAGCTGGGGCGATTCTTAGGAATGCAAACAGGATAACTCCACAGTGATGGAATTGTCCTCATGATTTCTACTGTTGTTGTGTAAAACAAAGCAGAATTTACAAAACCTAGTTTCCAATCTTTCTCTAGCCTGTCAAACCACGCGCGTGCAGGACTGCAGGCACCGGGACCACCACCGCTCAGAGACCATCTCCAGGTCTGCCTTACCTTACTAAAAGAACAGCGACCATAGGTAGGAGGGAAACAATAAACGTTTCCCTTCCAGGGGTCCTGTTGATTTAAAGCATCATCTTCTTTTGTAAAGATTTTATCTGCCTGGATAAATTCTTGATTGGCGTGCTCTGTACTGCCAGGGTCAAGATCAATATGACCGAGTACATGATAAATGTGAGGAAGATAAACAGGCGGTGTACACCAGTCATCTTCCAGGCGATAGATGCGTGCAGCTTGGTCATAATACCTTTTTGCACTGATTTTACGCATCAGTATCTACGTCAGCAAATGGTAACGGTTGATCACGTTCGTAGCAGATCAGAGACATTTGCTTTTCATCTTGGATGATGAACAGTCCTTGTTTCTGCGGGTCGATTGATTCTGCCCTAGCAATAGCTTTCTGCATAATCTCTGCAGGACCTTCCATCTCCCTGGAGTTAAAATCTGATTGCGCTTGAATCAAAGCAGAAACCGGAAGATAAAACATGCTGTTCTCAGGATCTTCTGCGCCAGGTACATAGACAATGGCACCAGGCCCCTCGTTATGGTAGAACTTCTCGAAGAAATCGCACATATCAGCACAGATACGTTCAATCACTAACTGTGCCATCTTCCTCTCCCCACCAGTCTTTGCCGTAGAAAGAAGACCGTTGACTAACTTTTGCCGCCTGTTGCTCATCTCTAATAAACTGTCCGAGACCTGTTTGTTGTAAGGTTTTACAAATCTTAGGCAACGGTTCGTAGATGACGACCATCTTCCCCATGTTGCCTAGCTTTTTAATGAGCTTACCATTCTCATCTTTGAGTTTAGCTAGCTCACCCTGGCGAATCAAATATTCAGCTACACAACGATACCGTCGTTTTGTTCCTAAGTCAATGTCGGGGAACTTCTCACAGATTGTGGCAGCCTTCATATCACTGAATGTGATACGGATCTGATCAGCCAACGAAAGACCGTGCACAAGGTCTGTTGTGCTGACTTCGTAACTTTTTACTAACTCCAGGTATCGTTTTAGATCTGGCGTTTCAAAGCTGCCTTCAGGTGGTACAAAGGGATTAACCTGTTGAGCTAGAGAGGGTTTAAGAATTTGCTGGTAGTTTTCTACAGTGACCTGATTAATATCAAGATCAACAAAGCGGTAGCTCATTCATGGCTGTTTACTTTGTAGACAGCCTAACAATTTTTTGCATGTTGGCAATAATACTGCCTGGTCTCCCACTGGCGCTGATGCTCCATAAGAAGAACCCATTCGTAGTATTCACGAATCGGATAGACCTGACTAAGCTGACCAGGCAGGGGCTTCCCTCCAAAGTTTTCGGCTTCCCACAAAGCTCTAGCCAAATTCTTCTGCTGGGTTGACATCAATGATAGCATGGTCTTAGTGGACATCAATTTGAGGAGATCTTTAAAATCCTCAACGAAAGGACTCTTACTATGAAACGACCGATTACTTATGCTGAGTTGATCCTGATTGTCGTCCTGCTGACCGCTGGATTCCAGCTGATCCCCCATGCCTATAGGTTTATTACAGATAGAGTAAGTATAGAGTTCAAGCTAAAGTAAGACAAATGGGCAGCGGCGGCGGCGGTAGCAAGAGCGAAACAATATACAATCCGGGTAAAAAAACGATTACGCAAAGCTATGAGCCGCTTTATATTCAAGAAGCACGTGCTGAGCAAGCTAACGTTAGCGGGATCAATCTTGTAAAAGCACGGGAAGCATATGCTGATGCTGTAGCAAAAGCAAGCATTCTTCCTGGCGCAGGCCTACCACAAATTGATCCTAAATTTAAAGAGCGTGAGTTCTTTGATGCTAAAGCCTATCTTCCTTCTAAGGAATTTTTAGAGAAAGGATATGGCATAGCACAAAAAGAAATTAAAACAGCTGATAGGATTAGTGATTTAGAAAAACAGGTAGCTAACTTAGAAAAAGCTAATATTGGGAACCCTTACGCTAGAGGTATAAGACCGTTTGAAGTTAAGAGCTCTAAGAATTGGAATATTTGAGATTTTACTATTAGCTCTTAGTGGTTAGATTGTTCTAACCATTCTTCATAGGTGCTAGATAAAAACTCATAGTCCTTAAAAGGAATAAGAACAACAGCTCTGCCGTCATCAAGTTCAATCCTATAGTGACGACCGTTCTCGATGACATCATCAAGGAAGTCATCAAAGTGCTGCTCAAAGTCTTTGAATGAAATAGTTTTCATGGCAGAGCTGAACGCATGATTTTACAATAGCAAATCTTTTTGAAAGGTCAACTTTCTAGAAAACCAAAATCAATAGCAGAATCAATACCCTCAGTCACTAAGCCAAAGTTTAGTGCTTCTTCAACTGATTCATTTACAAAGCGCCAGTCATTGAGAAAGCTCTCTAAAGTAATTGAATAAGTTGTCTCTAAGTAACGAATATCGTTTGTAATTAAGAAGATGTAATCCCCTGGAGACAGTTGTAATGACGGGTAATCTGTTGAATATATAGGGTTGTCAAGGTCGCCATTTTCAATAGAAGCTTCTTCAACGACGTAACCAACGTCATTAATAGGAAGCTCTCTACGATGCGTCCCGTTCTCTAACTTATAAAAAGATACCAGAGTATTTTTGTTTGTATTAGAAGTTGTAGAAAGCTGGCTAAAGTTTTGAGTTATTTTAATTGAACGTGGTGCCAGTAGCTTAAAAGAATAGAAAGAAGTCTGTTGTCTACTGAGACCACCATGACTATTAGAGATGGTTATAGACTTATATACCGGCGTTAAGTTACCTAAACTAACGGGGTTATTAATTGAATCCCCTAACCGTTGTGGCAGAGGATCACTGCCAAAGTAGCTTGTAGGCCCGTATGAAGTAGGACCGGTTCCGCCAGTTGGATAGTTTTCAACTGATCCTAAGTTAACGAAACCGGTATTAACTGGAAGTGTTGCTAAGAACCTAGACATCTAAACTGTTTAGGCCAGTGTATAACCCGTTGGTACGGCCACTAGCTTGATACTTTTCTTCGATAATTCTAGCGCGTTCTGGATAGAAACCCTCTCCTTCTACAGTTTCAATTAACTCATAACTAAGTTGTTTCTCAATACAACGACGCTCTAGCTCTGCTTCTTCCTTGGATTCAAACCACTCACTAACGTGGTATTCAGAACCAATAGAAACAAAAGCTGCATATTGTTTTTCGGGAAGATGATAGTTACTCGGGAGAACTTGACTCCGTTTGTAGATCGGTTTTTGCACGGGCGAAGATGTTGCCATAGTTCAGGTTGATCGTTTCGATCTCTGTGGGCTGAGCTTCTGATCCTAACTCCTTTATTGTTAAGTGGAGTGGGTTACAACACAAAATACTGCAACCCTCTTTATGGCTGACCTTGTACTTACCTGTGTACCCACGACTTAACCAGAAGGCAACCCGGTGTGCTGACTGTGTTTTAGCTGAGTGGAAAGGGCTTGGCATATAAGCAACAGTTTCTTTTTCATTTCTACGGGTTGCACCCAACCAACGCCAACACTCATCTGGTCCTTTGATATCGACCTTTAACCAGAAGTTCCTGACATTCCAGTAGACATCAAGATCAAAGTTGGTGACATCGATGGTGCAGCGCCCCTTTTTAATGGCTTCCATGCAGTCCTTGCATTCGTAGTCGATGCCGAAGTTCTCGAAGTGCCCCTCGCTGCTCCGCCGATGCCATAGGCAGTACTTACCCCTGGTCTCCTCATAGACCTTCAGGATGCGGTCCATGTAGTTCCCTGATGGCTTCAGGATTGACTCCAGGTTGTCTGAGAGTGGTGAGCTGGAGTCAGTCGCCATTGGTGTAAGCGCCTTCTAGGCAGATTCTTCTGATGACATGGTAGGGGAGCTTGAAGAATTTGCCCAGCTTTTCGTAGGTCCACTTAGTCTTATTGGACTCACGACGACTCCGGATTTCTGCTAGGACTTCCGGGCTGATGTTTTGACCTTTGCGCTTGGCTTGCTCCAGCTTCACGTCCTTAGCTGTACCGAAGTAGTAGTGGTCCGGGTTGATGCAGTACTGAGAGGTACAGGTGTGTCTACGCACCAGCATGATGTAGCGACCCTCCTCCACTGGGGCAAACCTGTTGGCCAAGGCAAGAGTCATGAGGCGGGGATCTTTGTTTTTGTATAGGGGGCGGTACTTGTGCGTAACTCGAAATTGATTGAAGAGTGCCTTGTTGTAACGTTTTACGCACCAGCACTTTCCCATACCTAGTTCTGCATTTAAGAAAGCAACTAAGGCCGCAAAGTTAGCAAGATCTTCATCAGTAAAATATAGATCAGCAAAAAACTGCTTGTAGTCCATTAGGGGAGGTGCTAGGTGTGTTCAGAGGTTAGCCAGGAATTCTCTGTCCTGTCAAGGGATTTCCAGGATTAGAAAACGAACGAACGTGAAGCTCGGTTTTACCCCCTTATTTCTCTTTAGGAAAGAGAAGTAGGGTAAGGCTTAGCTCCGTTTGCCACCCGTTAACACCTCACAACTGTTCATCCCAATACATCGAACGGACGGACACTTACCCCTACTTCTTACGTCCTAAGTGAAATACCGGTACTAAATGGAGGTTTTCGTCAGTTCTTTTTGAATTGCCGAAAACCCTTGCAGCACAACGCATCTCAGCTACTACTCAGCAGTACATCTGTATGCCTCAACAGAGGTATCACTAACCCTCAGGCTTGATTGCATAGAACTCCTCATACTGTTGTGCATAACAAAGCGCACAATGGTAAGGCTCAACATACCGACACATGGATCCCCCTGGAGTACAAACTCTGTGTACCTGGTTGTTGTGCTTATCCTCACCAAATTCAATGGTGGTTCCGTGAGGGAAGGTTTGAATAACTTGCATGAGGAATTTCTATTGCCCAGTGTTACTATTGTAAGAAAGGATTCTTATAAACAATGCCATACCAAGGCGGTCAACGTAGCGGTAAAAAAGCAGCAGCACCTAACTGGACACCTACATTTCCAGGTGCTCAGTTCTTATTTGGTCCTGGATCCTTTTTTGCTGGACGTGGAGCTAAAGCTGCTCCTCAAGCCTCCCCTTACACGTCTATCAGTAGCGATCAGCTGCCCCCTGGCGCATTTATGAATGAAGCAGGCCGCGTTGGTGGGATGACTTCTGAAGATGCCTATCGTTTAGGTGGCTATATGGATGAGATGGGACGCGTATTTGTTCCCAAAGGAATGGGTAAGCCTCCTGCAGCACCTCAACTTCCTCCGCCAGCACAACCTTCAGCAGTTATCCCAGCAGGCACTGTCCAACCAGCAGCTATTGTTAGCGGTTTAACACCTGCTGGAGAAGTAGACCGTTCTCAAAGTGATGAGTACAAATCTCAGATGGCGCAATATCGCAACCTGATTTCTCAAAAGAAAACTCAGGAAGCGGAAGATCTGGGTATGAAGATCTGGATGGAGAAGTACGGGAAGACTGCAATGGGGCAACCTGGTGGCGCAGTTGGTGCTTACAATCCTTTACTTGCTAAGATGTTCCCTGAAACCAAGGGGTTTGCAGGTACCTTTGAACCTACTGAAGAAGTTCAGATGGGCGACCTGGGAACGCGTGCCCAAGGTGAGTTTGGTCCCACCATGGAAAGCCTGGGCCTACTCAATAAACAAGAAGCACAACAGCAAGCAACAGCAGATCAAGCTGACATGGCAACTACTGTGAAGCTTCCTGTTCGTAATCGAGTTTAAGCTTTCCTGCAAGGCGGAATGTAATGGGACTTGACTCCTTTCCTTTAAATCTCAATCGAAAGACGGGACATTTAGTTAGCCAGGCTTTTGTTGAAGTACCAGCAGGTACTGCAACAGAGCCTAGCTTGTCCTTCACTAACTCTTTTGATAGCGGGTTACGCTGTGATACTGATGGATCTGTTCATTATGTGAAGAACAGTGAAGACAAAGGAGAACTAATTGCTGGAGGTAATAACTACGTTGAATGTCGTAATGCAAGCAACACAGTTCCCATTCCTCTTGGAACTGCCGTAATGTTTGCTGGCACCTTAGGTGCTAGTGGCCGCCTCAAGGTAGCTCCTATGGTAGCCAATGGGACTTATCCTGGCTACGTCTTTTTTGGTGTAACTGCTGAACAGATTGAAGGGGCCAGTGACGGATTAGTTGCAGTATTTGGTGAAGTCAGAGGATTTAATACCAGTGGTTTTAGTGAAGGAGCAATTCTGTGGTGCGACCCTGCTGTACCAGGAGGTTTTACAGCAACAGAACCTCAGGCACCTAACCTAAAGTTAGCTGTTGCTGCTGCTATTAACAGTAAAAATAACGGAACACTGTTTGTTCGTTGGTCTACTGGTGATCGTCTACAGGATCTACATGATGTGGAAGCCAATGGCACCAAATCAGATCTTGATATCTTGAATTGGAATGCAACAGCTAATCGCTGGGAACCTACAGATAGGTTAACATTATTAGAAGCACGTGTAACTGCACTAGAGAATCCTTAAGTAAAACTATGATGATGGATAACGATTCCCCCAAAGCATTAGGATTCTTACAATCTTATCTTCAAGGTGAAGGTAAGTACAAGCAACAAGGTGACATACCTGATGTGGAATTAGAAACTCAGTATGCTCAGGAGTTTGGTGGCCCACTGGTACAAGAAACTATGATCTCTGGCTCCCCTCTTCAAGCTGCAAATCAAGGACCAAGCACACCAGTAAAATACGATGAATCCATGGGTGGCTTTGTACCCAACCCTGGGGCTGGACGCCCTGCTAATGTGCGCTACAAAGGTACTACATTTGGTGTCTAGTCGTGCCAACACAACTTATCAAGAAGTACATCGAAGAGTTTGCTAAGTGGTTGCGTAATCAACAAGATTACGATGACTTTGAATACGGTACCGAAGTAATTCCTGGCGACAAAACGTGGTGCAAGAAATGTGAATCTTGCTCCTGTAAAATGAAGGATAAGAACAAGGAACCAGAATGAGTACGTTAAGCTCGACTTATCTCAAGAATGCAAGTAGCATTAGCAATAATATTGAATTAGATACATCAGGTAATATTGCACTTCAAGCAGGTACTGCTGCAGCACCAGCTTTACAAGCTACAGGTGATAGTAACACCGGCTTACTATTCCCTGCTGCTGATACTGTAGCCGTATCGACAGGTGGCACCGAGCGGATTACGATTAACTCCTCAGGACGTGTAGGGGTCGGCACTACGAGTCCCAGTTATCAACTTGAACTGTCTACGGACTCTGCCGGTAAACCTTCCACAAATACCTGGACGATTGTTTCCGACGAGCGCATCAAAGAGGAGATCGAGCTTGCCGATCTTGATCTTTGCTACGAAGCCGTCAAGAACATTCCACTGAAACGGTTTAAGTGGAAAGATGAGGTTTACACAGAAGATCAAGCATATGATCGCCGCAAGCTTGGATGGATCGCGCAAGACGTTGAAGCTGTATTTCCCAAGGCGGTTCGCCAACATAAGTTCAAATACAACCAAATCTTCGAGGAAGTCATCGTTCCCGCTGTTCCGGCAGAATTGGACGAAAACGGCAACGTCATCATCGAAGAGCAGCCAGAGCGGATTGAAAAGGGTGAGCTAATCAGCGAGGAGGTCATCGAAGACTGCCGAGACCTGAATAGTGATCAACTCTACGCTGCCATGTACGGCGCAATCCAAAAGCTAATCAGCAAGGTCGAAACTTTGGAAGCTGAGATAGCAGCTCTCAAGGCTTGAAGTCCCCTTCAGTACTGATCTTCCCTAGCGTTGATTTTTTAAGGGATAATCGGAAAATATCCGATTATCCCCTCAAACGGGAACATTATTCATCTTTACCTTCAGGAAGGATGGTCTTGTAGTTCTCGTATTTGGAATCAGATACGCGGATTGCAAGACCTTTAATAAAATTCTTACCTGCTTTAGAGAAGGTACGAACATCATCTAATCCCAGCTGGTTTTTACAGCAGTCAAGTAGCAAGTTAATAAATCGTTTCTGACCAACTGCTTTAGAACCCGTAGATTCACAGTACTCACAGTAGCTGGGATAGAGATGATAGCGGCTATTGAAGTAACGTTCGTTACGCTCCTTATCGCCATTGGGAATCTTCTTACCCACTGCAGTCACTACATCAGCAACCACAATCTCAGAGTTTAGCCACTCAATGAGGTTGTTACTGTTGAGGAGGATATTATTACGAACGCGGCGTAGTGCAGGTACCATCTCAGCTGTATCCAGCAGGTACTGGCGCATGGACTGTTCATCCATAGCAAGAACCCAGTTCACTAAGCCGGGTAAATAATCTTTCCATAAGCCGCTGATATAACCATTTTCAATCTTGATCATGTCCTTAGCTTCACTATTTTTATCGTAAAGAGGACGGTTGAACTCAATAGTGAGTCGGCGACGGCTCAAACCACTGGTGTTATCTGTGGTCTGAATTGGTTCGTTAGCAACCACCATGACCATACCGGTGTACACAAACGGTTCACCAATGGGCTTGAGCTTCTCTTCATAGCGAACGGAGTCACCACCTGTTAGCGCCTTGAAGTTTTGAGCAGAACCACCATACCGTTCAGAATCATTGATCAGCGTCAGACGTTTTCCTTTGATGGATGCCAACTCAAAGCGGCTTTGCTCCAGCTGGTTGAGGTTAGTGCTAGCAAAGTTCCCATGACCGACCATGGCACAGCAGAGGTTAGCAAAGGTAGATTTACCACGACCACCGGGACCAATCACCTCAAGGAACCGCTGGATTTCATTACCCCGGCCAACTAAACAAGCACGCAACCATGCCCGCAGCACATTAACCCTGGCTTCATCACCATATTGAGTGCGATAAAGCCACTCAGTAATCGGACCAGGATCAACCTCTGGCGCGTAATCAATATCAAGTCCCCAGGTAATGTAGTTTTCAGGGGAGTGTTCTACAAAGTCACCCGTGTAGAGGTTGTAGACACCGTTACGGAACGCAAGATTCTCGGAGTTTTGATCCCATCGAACCTCAGTGAGGTGGTACTGAAGAAGGGTAACGACATCAGAAATAAGATGAGTACTATGCCCACCAGGGAGATTGGTGCTTTCAAGAATGGACTGAACAGTGTGCCAAAACTCCTTGGGGTAATCCTCTTTGCTCCAGACACCTGTATTTTTGTTATATCTTAAGAAGCTATCAGAAGTTGGGTTATACCGCCAGATTGAAAGGCAAGCTTCTGGGTGATCACGGAGGTCAGCAGCCAGTACAGAAGCAGGAGGATTGCGTGCTCCTTTCTTTTCGCTGCCTTTATCTTTCTTTACAGAACGCCGATTCCTGGAGCCACCACGAACATCATCAAGGATGGCTTGCAGATCCTCAGGATACTCCTGTTCACCGTCTTCTTCATCTTCTAGTTCACCAAAGAGCCCATCAAAGATAAATGCTGGGAAGTCACCAGCTTCTGCATCACCTAGTTTCTTGTTGATAGTTTCAATGTTGGGCACAGTAAAACCGCCCATATCAATGAAGCCATCCTCCTTGGCCTTAGCTCGAAGCGTCTTGAGACCTCTGGCGCCATCAGGGTTTGGACCACCTGGAAGCCGTTCAAAGGTGCTCCACTTTTGCTCACAAGCACCATCTTCAAAGTGCTCAGATTGAGAGGACCACTCAATCCAAGCTTCTAGCAGGCTGTCATCAATCTGGTGGAGTGACATGCCAACAGCAAGCCACTCCTCATAATCATCAGCGCGTTCAACACTGAGGTATTGTAGATAGTCAAGTGCTTCTTCAATGATACTTTCAAGGAAGAATTTGCTATCGTT